GAATCTGGTGATGCTGATACGTTACAGTCTGCTAAAGACTATGCGGATCAAAAAGACAACGTATTACGTCAAGAGTTTGGTGCTGGTGATAGTGACTTAAATGACGCGTTAGCGCAAGAAATTGCTGCTCGTATCGCTGGTGACGCTTCACTACAATCTCAAGTAAATGTTGAAGAAATTGCTCGTGCGAATGCTGACTCTGACTTAAACGTTAAGATTGACGTTGAATCAGTTGCTCGTGCGAATGCTGATGCTGACTTACAATCTCAATTGAATACCTTGAATCAAACTGTTTCTGAGTTACCAATTGACGATAAAGATAGTGATGTATTAGCTGCTGCGAAAGCATATGCTGACGCTGGCGATTCTACGTTACAGACTCAAATTGACAACATCTTGTCAAATACTGATTCTGCTGCGTTAAATTCACTTGCTGAAATCGTTGCTGAGTTCCAGAAAGTAGATGGTACTTTAGTCGGTTCTATCAATGCGAATGCTGCTGAAATTGATGTGTTACAGGCTGATGTTTCTGCGTTACAAGGACAGAACTTAGACTCTCGTGTAACTGTTGCTGAAGGTATTTTAGTAAATCACGAAGGTCGTATTGTTACTCTTGAATCAAAAATGACTCAAGTGGAACAAGAGATTATTGATCTTCCTGTTCTGATTAAGAATCAAATTACTGGTGGTCTATGTATCATTGCTGCTGAAGACAGTGCTGGTAATTTAGAAATCTCAATCGACGAAGCAGAAGTTGCGACTGAACTTAAAACGTCCGACACTTTCAAACTTGAAGGTCAGTCGGGTGACTACTACCGTATCAATGTATACCGTGTAGATGGTCAGTTAGTTAACTAATCTAACTTAGTTCTAAAATCATAGGGAGACTTCGGTCTCCCTTTTTTATGTTTAAATAAAAAGTATATAAATAGTAATACTTGTAAAATTGGAAGAATAAAATGTACGTAACTAACCGAGACGAATTAATGGATTACTGCCTAAGAGCATTAGGGTATCCTGTAATTGAAATAAACATAGACGACGAACAACTTGATGACCGTATCGAAGATGCGCTTCAGTGGTTTAGAGAACATCATCCTGATGGTTCAAGACGTTTTTATTTCAAACATCAATTAACTCAAGAAGATATCGACAATCAATATGTCGACTTAGCGGACGACTTAGATTTAACTGCTGTCGTGCGTATGTTACCTATGACTATGAGTACTACCAAAGCAGGTTGGTTCTCTGATGCGTGGCAATTAATGAAGTATACTATATCCGATTTTACAATGCAGAACGGTATACTTGGCGACCTTGCGTATTATGAACAGATGCAACAACAACTCTCATTACTTGATATGAAGTTGGCAGGTCAACCACAAATCACTTTCGATAGACAATATAACCGTATTAATCTACATGTTTCCAAATCAAAGTTAGAAGTAGATGATTTCGTAATCTTTGAAGTGTATGGCGTACGTACACCTGATGATTCAGTATTAGAATACAATTGTTTATGGAACCACAAATTCTTGAAGGCATATGCCACCGCGTTAGTAAAACGTCAATGGGGTGCTAACTTAATTAAATTTGACGGTATGACACTTCCAGGCGGTGTTACAGTAAACGCGCGTCAGATTTATGAAGATGCGTTACAGGATATCGATAAGATCATGGAGAAATTCCGTGAAGAAGAGGACGAAGGTCCAATTATGTTTATGGGGTAAACCATGGCTACTAATCCATATATGAGCCAAAAGGTTCGTTCCGAACAATCATTATACGAAGATTTAATCATAGAGTCAATCAAATTCTATGGTCAAGACATTTATTATTTACCGCGCGAAATCGTAGAGCGCGAAGAAATCTTCTTAGATAGTATACAGTCACAATTCTCTGATGCGTACAAAGTAGAAGTCTATGTTGAAAATACAGAAGGGTTCGAAGGTGAAGGTGATCTATTCACTAAGTTTGGTATTGAGTTACGCGACCAAGCGACCTTTGTTGTAGCACGACGTAGATGGCGCGACCTTATCGGTGACCGTCTAGACGATAAACAATTCAGACCACGTGAAGGTGATTTAATCTTCTTACCAATGTCTGAATCATTATTTGAAGTCAAGAAAGTTGATACTGAATCACCATTCTATCAATTATCACAGTTACCATTATTCCGTATGCAGTGTGAATTATTTGAATTCTCTGATGAAGACTTCGACACAGGTATTGATGCGATTGATGTGATCGAAGCAGAACACGCATATCAGTATCATATCACCATGGCAGAACCAGATTCTAATCAAGGTGGATTCTATGCGACTGGTGAATATGTGTATCAGACATTCGATAACTTTGAATTAGAAGGTGAGGTTACTTCTTGGAATAGTGAGACTCGTGTACTATCAATTGCTCATACTGGCGCTGATGATGGACNACTACATATATGGTCTACAGATAGAGAAATCGTATCTGAATCAGGTGCGGTGTTTATACCAGTCAGTGTAAATGAAGGTGTAAATGAAATACAACCACTATCACAGAATAAAGTATTTGATAATTTTGCGGATGACTTCTTAGACTTCTCAGAAAGTAATCCGTTTGGAGATATTAACTAATGATGGGATCTTATTTTTATAACAAACATGTTCGAACATCTGTTGCGGTGTTCGGTTCATTGTTTGATGACATACATGTTTTAAGAACACAGACTGACGGTAAAGTTTTATCTCAAGTCAAGGTACCATTATCATACGCACCTAAGCGTAACTTCATCGAACGTCTAGAAGAAATGTCTCAAGGTGAAGAAGCAGAACGTCGTATTGCTATCAAACTACCGAGAATGTCTTTTGAGATTATCGGTATGGTCTATGACGCTCAACGACAACTGCCTAAACTGAATAACTTTACAATACAAAGTACTACTGATACTAAACGTAAAATGTATACAGGTACTCCATATATTATTACGTTTCAGTTAAATGTATACGCTAAGACTCAAGATGATGCGTTACAGATAGTTGAACAGGTTATCCCATATTTCGCTCCTCAGTATACCGTATCAGTAAAACCGTTTTCTGACTATCCTGAATATAAAGAAGATATTCCTATCACGATGACAGGCGTCGATTTCCAAGANGATTACGAAGGTCCAATAGAACAACGTAGAACAATAATATATACATTAAACTTTGATATGAAGATGATGTTTTATGGNCCAAGTGTTGAAGGTTCTATTATCCGTGAGGTTAATGCTAATCTAAATGAGATTACTCCAGAAGTAGATTTATTCGCGAGTAATGTAAATGTGACTCCTGATCCTATAGGCGTGAGTCCCGATAGTGATTATGGTTTTAATATTGAGATAAACGATGACAGATTCGAATAAGAATAGTTTAGTAACAATTAACGAACAAGAGAAACGTAACTTCGTACATGAACAAGACTATGAATACTCGCGTGAGACGTACTACGACTTACTAGAAAAGGGTAGAGAATCACTTGAACTCATGATAGAGGTGGCGCGAGAAAGCGAACATCCACGTGCTTTTGAGGTCTTAAATGGTATGATTAAAGGTATCTCTGACGTTAACGGTGAGTTAATTAAATTAAATAAAAGTTACAAAGAATTACAAAAGTCTGANCAGACTCCAGAAAGTAAAGCGATTACTAACAACAACTTATTTGTAGGTTCTACTACAGACTTACAACGTATGCTACTTGATAATGATAAACCTGACGATAAGGTAATTGATGCGGATCCTGACGAAGAAAAAGAATAAGATAGGTGAACTTGGTGTAATCGATGATGTGTTATCATATAACGAATTAAAAACGTTAGAATATTACTTAGAAGATTTCACTGAAGATTTAATATCATCCAATAAAGTTGGTTGGGACGCTAGACTAGTTAAAGATATATCAGGTACGATAGACTTGGCTGTTATTAGCGACTTAATGTATGAAGAATTATACTCTATATTCGCAGAAAAGGCAAGTGTTGTTTTCGGTAGAACTTTAGAACCTAGTGATATACGTTTAAATTACTATTCTGGTAATAACCTTGGTGGTATTAACTGGCATGATGACGGTTCATATAAAGGCGCTATGTCTTTTTACTTAGATGATTGGAAGAAAGAATATGGTGGTATTTTCTGTTATACACTAAGTACCAAAGAAAATTATGAAACAGTCGTTCCTAAACGGAATAGACTTGTTTATCAAACAGGTGGAATTTGGCATAAAGTTACTCCTATCGAATATGGTTCTCCTATTCGTAGAAGTATACAAGTGTGGGTTGTATAATGAACTATACTAAGAACGAAAGTTATTTGGGTAATCCAAATGTAAAACGGGATGGTGTACAAGAAGAGTGGACTCCTCAGAAGTTATCTGAGTATAAACGTTGTATGAAAGATCCTGCTTATTTCTGTAAGACTTATGTAAAGGTGATTCATCTTGATAAAGGATTGGTTCCATTCGATCTATACCCATACCAAGAACGTATGTTCGACCACTTTGAAGAAAATAGGTTCTCTATTGTACTGGCTTGCCGTCAGTCTGGTAAGAGTATTTCTTCCGTTGGTTATCTACTTTGGTATTCTTTATTCCATCCTGAAAAAACCATTGCTGTCCTCGCTAACAAAGGTGCTACTGCCCGTGAAATGTTACAACGTGTTACTCTTATGCTTGAGAATCTCCCTTTCTTCCTCCAGCCAGGTTGTAAAGCACTTAACAAAGGTTCCATTGAGTTTTCGAACAATTCAAGAATTATTGCTGCTGCGACGTCTGGTTCTTCTATTCGTGGTATGTCTGTTAACTTACTATTCTTGGACGAGTTTGCCTTTGTAGAAAATGCTGCTGAGTTCTATACTTCAACCTATCCCGTAGTATCATCTGGTAAAGATACTAAAGTTATCATAACAAGTACCGCAAATGGTATCGGTAATACGTACCATAAGATATGGGAAGGCGCAGTACAAAAAACTAACGAATACAAACCATTCCGCGTAGATTGGTGGGACGTGCCTGGACGTGACGAAGAATGGAAAAAACAAACTGTCAGCAACACTTCTCAGTTACAGTTCGACCAAGAATTCGGCAATACTTTCTTCGGTACAGGTAATACTCTTATCGAAGGTCAAGTATTGTTAGACTTACGCGCACGTGAACCTATCGAATATATGGAAGGTGGCGACTTACTTGTTTATGAAACACCTAAACCTAATCACGAATACTTTATGATGGTGGATGTCGCTCAAGGTCGTGGTCAAGATTATTCTACTTTTACTATTATAGATGTATCGATGCGACCATTCAAACAAGTATGTGTATATCGTAATAACAAAATATCACCTATCTTATATCCAAACGTTATATACAAGTACGCTACGTTATATAATGAAGCATATACAATTATCGAGAATAACGATCAAGGTATGATGGTATGTGTTGGTTTATATCAAGATCTGGAATACGAAAACATACACTTAGAATCTGCCGTGAAAGCAAACGCTATCGGTATTCGTATGGATAAGAAAGTAAAACGTATCGGGTGTTCTGGTATTAAAGATATTATCGAAAGCGGTAAACTCGAAATCGTAGATGAGAATACTATCCTAGAGATATCCACATTCGTATCCAAAGGTGTATCATATGAAGCGTCTGATGGTAACCACGATGACTTGATGATGAACTTAGTTATGTTCGGTTACTTCATAAGTACACAAGCATTTATGGATATGTCAAACGTTAATATCAAACAAATGTTGTTCGAACAACGGATGAAAGAAATAGACGATGATGTTCCGCCATTTGGTATTATCGATGATGGTATGGAATACTACGAGAATCAACAAAGTCAAGATCAATATACTCAAGGGTGGCATTCATTCGACGCACCCGACGCCTTTACTTCGGAAGAATGGTAAATTTCTAAAACATATAAATAAGTGTTATTGAATAAATTCAAACCGTATTATGTTTACATATCATTCGCAAACCGAAAAAAGGAAAGAGTTATGGCATTAACAACTCCATCATCTTCACCTGCTGTATCTGTTAGAGAAATAGACTTAACGAGCGTTGCTCCAAATGTCCAATCTACTACAGGTGCTTTTGTAGGTGGATTCAAATGGGGTCCAGTAGATACACGAGTATTAGTTTCTAACGAATCTGAACTTGTTTCACTATTTGGCGCTCCATCAAAAGATTCAGTAGATTTCTTATCTGCTGCTTACTTCTTAAAATATTCAAATTCATTATTTGTAGTTCGTTCNGTAGGTGCTGGCGCACTTAACGCGACTTCAATGTCAGTTCAAGATTCTGATGGCACTGTATCTTATACAGGTAAATTAATTAAAAATGAATCTCATTGGGAATCTCAAGTACATGACGAAGGTGAATTCTACGCTAAGTATCCTGGTACATTAGGTAACTCATTAAAAGTTACTGTATTAGATTCTACTTCATCTAGTCCTCTTATGGATCTATTTACTGTTGCTCCAAAAGTTGGTGAAGTCCACGTTGTAGTCGAAGACGTCGACGGTGGTATCTTGGGTAATGCTGGCATATTAGAAACGTTCGAGTTCTTATCTGAAACATCTGGTTCTAAAACAGAACAAGGCGCTAACAACTTTGTGGAAGACGTAATCAATCGTCAATCACAATATGTTTGGTGTAAAGGTGTTATTTCAGGTGAATACTTGTTAGGTGCCGGTACTGATGTTGATGCTCCAGTATCAGATTATTCATTATTCTCTGACGTTGATACAGTAATAGTAGATTTCTTAATTTCTAGTTCTAATGTTGTTTCTTCAGAATTAATTGCAATAGCAGAAAATCGCAAAGATTGCGTGGTTGTATTATCACCACCTTATTCTGATGTAGTTAATAATCCAAATGCTGTTACTGATATAGTTACTTGGTCGAAAAATGAATTAACTAATGAATCTACTTATGCTGTTGTTGATTGTAACTGGTTAAAAGTATACGATAAGTATAACGATCAATACGTATTTATCCCTGCTGCTTCATCTACCGCTGGTCTTATGGCTGCGACTGATAACGCATCTGCTCCTTGGTTCTCACCTGCTGGCGATCGTCGCGGTAATTACTTAGGTGTAACTGACTTAGCGTACAACCCAACTAAATCAGAACGTGACCAACTATACAAAGTAGGTATTAACCCTATCGCAAACATTCCAGGTTCTGGTGTTGTGTTATATGGTGATAAGACTTATGTAGTTCGTCCAAGTGCTTTCGACCGTATCAACGTACGTCGTTTATTCTTAGTATTAGAGCGTTCAATCTCTATTGCTGGTAAAAACGTAATGTTTGAATTCAATGACGAATTTACTCGTGCTGAGTTTGTTAATATCGTTGAACCGTTATTGCGTGAAGTACAAGGTCGTCGTGGTATTACAGACTTCCGTGTTGTTTGTGACGAAACTAACAATACTGCTGCTGTAGTTGACCGTAATGAATTTGTCGCGTCTATTTTCATCAAACCTGCTCGTTCTATCAACTTTGTTACTCTTAACTTTGTTGCTGTAAGAACTGGTGTTGAGTTTGAAGAAATTGTCGGCTCGGTATAAGGAGAATAAATAATGTCTTTAAGAGTAGATGACTTCAAAGCAAAATTAAAAGGTGGCGGCGCACGTCCTAATCTGTTCCGCGCTAAAGTTAACTTTCCTGGTTATGCGGGTGGTGATGTAGAACTTACTTCATTTATGTGTAAGGCTGCTCAGTTACCAGCATCTATTATGAATGTTATTGAGGTTCCATTCCGTGGACGTCAATTAAAACTAGCTGGAGATCGCACGTTCGAACCTTGGGAAATTACTATCTTAAACGATACTGATTTCTCGGTACGTGATGCGATGGAACGTTGGATGAACGGCATGAACGCACATAGCGAGAATGTCGGTCTTACTAATCCAGTGGATTATGAAGCAGACTTAATTGTTGAACAACTAGATAAAGATGGTTCAGTAGTTAAATCTTATACGTTCCGTGGTTGTTTCCCGACCACTATTGCTGCGATTGACCTAAGTTACGATACAGTAGACACTGTAGAAGAATTTGGTGTTACGATGCAAGTACAGTATTGGGAATCTAATACAACTAGTTAATATTTGTATAAGTAGTGGGTACAGGGTTTCTTGTACCCACTTTATATTATAAGAGGATTTTATGGCAGACAATAGTATACTTCAGTTATTCGGTTTTGAATTGAAAAAAGTTTCAAAGGCGAGTGGTGGAGAAGAAAACAAAAAAGCACCTTCAATCGTACCTAAGACTGACGATGATGGAGCAGGATATGTCACTGCTTCAGGATCACATTTTGGTCAATATATTGATATGGAAGGTACAGCAGCAAAAGATAATGTTGAGCTTATAAAGAAATATCGAGGTATTGCTGAACATCCAGAAGTTGATGCTGCTATAGAAGATATTATTAATGAATCTGTCGTTTCCTCAGAATTAGAAGCATCGGTCAGTATTAATCTGGACCAAGTAGATGCGCCTGATAGAATCAAGAAAACTATCACAGAAGAATTCAATAACATCTATGGTCTATTAAACTTTGAAGAACACGGACATGATATGTTCCGTTCTTGGTATGTAGACGGTAGAATATTCCACCACTTAGTAGTAAACGAATCAAATATGAAGGCAGGTATTCAAGATATCCGTCCTATTGATGCTACTAAGATTCGTAAAGTAAAAGAAGTAGAATANAAAAAAGATCCTAAGACTGGCGCTAAGGTAGTTGATAANACCAAAGAGTTTTTCATCTATCAAGAAAAGTCAGGAATGAATCAAGGTGTTAAACTTACACCAGATTCAGTATCATATGTTACTTCAGGACTTACAGATTCGTCTAAGAGACGTGTNGTTTCTTACTTACAGAAAGCAATCAAACCTGTAAACCAATTNCGTATGATGGAAGACTCNNTAGTCATCTATCGTATGTCTCGCGCACCTGAACGTCGTATATTCTATATCGATGTTGGTAACATGCCTAAAGGTAAAGCAGAACAACACATCAAAGACATTATGTCACGTTATAGAAACAAAGTAGTCTATGACGCGAATAGCGGTGAAATTAAAGATGACCGTAAACATATGTCTATGTTAGAAGATTTCTGGTTGCCTCGTCGTGAAGGTGGTCGTGGTACTGAGATTAGTACACTTCCAGGCGGTGAGAATTTAGGTCAGATTGACGATATCTTATACTTCCAGAAGAAGTTATATCGTTCACTTAACGTTCCTCTAAATAGACTCGAACAGGAATCACAATTTAGTTTAGGTCGTTCTACTGAGATCAACCGAGACGAAGTTAAATTCCAAAAGTTTATTGACCGTTTACGTAGAAAATTCTCTCACTTGTTCTTAAACATCTTGAAGAAACAATTACTTCTGAAAGGTATATGTACAGAGCAAGATTGGGCATCTTGGAAAACTAATATCCAAGTTGACTTTATACGTGATAACCATTTTGCTGAACTAAAAGATTCTGAGTTACTACGCGAACGTCTAGCGACAATGGATCAGGTTACACAGTATGTAGGTGAATATTTCTCACGTGAGTGGGTAATGAAAAACGTAATGATGATGGATGATGATGCCATCGAAGAAATGAAGAAACAAGTTGAAGCAGAAAACGCACGAAGCGATGATGCCGAAGACGACTTAGGAGTATAACATGAGTGACTTAGAAAATCAAGAAATTGAAACAACTGAAGAAATGATTGAACAAGATCCGATAGGCGATTTTATCGATTCAATCGCATCTGGTGATTTTAATCAATCAGAAAAACTATTTAATGACTTATTAGCTGACAAAATGGATCACGCTTTAGAAGCAGAAAAGATCTCGGTTGCTGGTAGTATTTTTAATGGTGTTGAAGATACTTTAGAGTATGAATCCGAAGAAGATATTGACGAAGAGTAATATGTTAATATTTTTTTAATCTAAAAGATTTAATAAGTATAAATAACCTTTATGAAAACATTTAAAGAACTAAGAGAAAAATTTGTTGATATCCGTAAAAAGGTCAAGGGCGTATCGGTCGTGATCAAATCGGGTAAGAAAGGTCTGGAACTACATATCGATGGCGATCTTGTAGCAGACGACTTCAAGTCCAAGAAGGACGCTGAAGATACAGCAAAAGAAGTACTCAAGAGTTTAGGAAAATAACAATGAAACTGATTAGCGAATACGTAGAAAACGATCTCGAATGCATTGTTGAAGCCAAAGAGAATGGCGAGAAAACCTATGTTATTGAAGGTGTATTCGCGCAAGCAGATCAAAAGAATAGAAATGGACGTATTTACCCGAAACAGATCATGGAATCTGCGGTGAATAAATACGTACAGGAACAAGTTAGCAAGAAGCGCTCGGTTGGTGAATTAAATCACCCTGAAGGTCCGACTGTTAACTTGGACAAAGTTTCACACCTTATTACTGAACTTAAATTAGTTGGTAATGATGTGATTGGAAAGGCACAAATATTAGATACACCAATGGGCAAGATAGTCAAAGGACTTCTTGAAGGCGGTGTTCAATTAGGCGTGTCAACTCGTGGTATGGGAAGTCTGGAACAAAAGAATGGCGTTATGTACGTTAAGGAAGATTTTATTCTTTCTACTGTAGATATCGTTCAAGACCCTAGCGCACCTGACGCTTTCGTTAATGGTATTATGGAAGGTGTAGACTGGGTTTGGAACAACGGCATTTTAGAGCCACAGACTATTGAAGAGATGGAGACTGAAATCAAACAAGCAGATAAAGCACATTCACATGAAGTGCAGATTCGTGAGTTTAAGAATTTCCTCTCGTTAATCAAATCTAAAATATAGGAGTCACTAATGACTGATTTAAATAAAGAAGTCGAAGTAGTACTTCACGATGAAGATATTAACGAAATCGTGGAAGATACTCTCGAAGAAGCACAGGAGCCAAGTACTAAAGGCGGTTCTGTAAGCGCACAACCCGTGAGCGAACCAGAAGCAATCGCGTCTGTAGACAAGGCTGCTAAATCAACTTCTAAAGCATCTTTACCTAAGACAAAAGCTGGTATGTTAAACGCAATGTACAAGACAGCGTCTAAGATGAAGAAATCAGACCTTCAAGCGGCATACTCAAAAGTATGTGAAGCTGCTGGTGTTGACGCAGAAGAAATTTCTGAAGACGTAGACACTAACGCAGAACTTCAAGCAATCATTGAAGGCGAAGCAACTCTATCTGAAGAGTTCAAAGACAAAACTGCTGTAATCTTCGAAGCTGCTGTTAAAAGCAAACTTACTGAAGAAGTAGCACGTCTTGAAGAGAACTACGCAGAAGAGTTATCTGAAGAAGTTGCTACAATAAAAGAAGACTTGGTTGGTAAGGTTGATTCATACCTTAACTACGTTGTTGAGTCTTGGATGGAAGAAAACAAAGTTGCTATCCAGAACGGTTTACGTACTGAGATCGCAGAAAACTTTATGTCTTCAATGAAAGATCTATTCGTAGAGTCTTATGTTGAAGTACCAGAATCTAAGATCGACCTAGTTGACGATTTAGCGGAACAAGTAGCTGAGTTAGAGGAATCTCTAAATACTACTACTGGTGATGCGATCGCGCTTGCTGAAGAACTTGAAACTTACAAGCGTAATACAATTATCGCTGAAGCTTCACGTGACCTAGCAGACACACAAGCTGAGAAATTAAAAGAACTATCTGAAGGTGTAGATTTCGACAACGAAGAAACATTCGCTAAGAAAATCGACACAATCAAAGAATCTTATTTCTCTAAAGAAATCCCAGAACAAGTAGAAGAAATTACTGAAGACCTTGATGAAGAAATCGAAGTATCATCTGTAATGGCACAATACTTGACTGCAATAAAAAAACAATCCAAATAAAGGAAGACTATCATGCAATTCGATAAATTAGTAGAAAAATGGTCACCAGTTCTTAATGAAGAATCTGCTGGTTCAATCAAAGACCATCACCGTAAAGCAGTTACCGCTGCTATCTTAGAAAACCAAGAAAAAGCAATGAACGAACAGCGCGCACAAAACGCTGGTTTCGGTCAACTTGACGAAGTAGCTGGTAACAACACTGGTTCACAGTCAACTTGGGATCCTGTATTAATCTCATTAGTACGTCGCGCAATGCCTAACTTAATGGCATATGACGTTGCTGGTGTTCAGCCTATGTCTGGTCCAACTGGTCTTATCTTCGCAATGAAATCTCGCTATGACGGCGGTGACGTTGCTAACGACGAAGCATTATTCCAAGAAGCAAACTCTGCGTTCTCTGGTCTTGCTGACTCTGACACAGTAGGTAAAGGTATGTCTACTCAAGCTGCTGAAGCATTAGGTAACACTGGTGATTCTTTCGCAGAAATGGGTTTCACAATCGAGAAGTCTACTGTTACTGCTAAATCACGTGCGTTGAAAGCAGAATACAGTTTAGAACTTGCTCAAGATCTTAAAGCAATCCACGGTCTTGACGCGGAAACTGAATTAGCAAACATCTTATCTACTGAGATCCTTGCTGAAATCAACCGTGAAGTTATCCACACAATTAACTCTCAAGCAAAATTAGGTGCTCAAACATCTAACATCGCTGTCCCAGGTGTATTTGATTTATCATCTGACGCTGATGGTCGTTGGTCTGCTGAGAAATTCAAAGGTTTAGTAATTCAATTAGACCGTGAAGCAAACGTAATNGCNAAAGAAACTCGTCGTGGTAAAGGTAACGTTGTTATCTGTTCTTCTGACGTTGCTACTGCTCTTGCTGCTTCAGGTATGTTAGATTACACACCAGCGATGAACACTGGTCTACAAGTTGATGACACTGGTAATACTTTTGCTGGTACATTAAACGGTCGTACTAAAGTTTACATCGACCCGTATGCGTCTTCAGACTATATCACTGTAGGTTATAAAGGTTCTAACCCTTATGACGCTGGTATCTTCTACTGCCCATACGTTCCATTACAAATGGTTAAAGCAGTTGGTGAGAATGACTTCCAACCACGTATCGGGTTTAAAACTCGTTACGGTATGGCGTCTAACCCATTCGTTGGATCTACTCCTGCTGATGGTCTTGCTGTTGCTGGTACAAACCAATACTACCGTAAGTTTGCTGTCGCGAACATTATGGCATAAGAATCCTTAAATAATCTATATCATGAAATTATAATTATAATATGATATTGAAAAAGGATATACTTGGGAGTCTTCGGACTCCCTTTTTTTGTTTTATAAATAAGATTGTATGAAAACGTTTATTCTCTATAACCAAGAAAATCCGAAAAGTGTAACCAACGCAAAGAAATCTCTCAAGTCTTTTGAGAACTTTGAAGGTTGGGAACCTCGTTTATATAATGGAATATGGCATGAACATACTTATGTCGCGAAAGGTCTCTATCAAATAGAAGATAAAGAACGAACTAAGTTTACACCTAAAGATAAACACTATCACGCAAAGTTGGCATGTTTCTTATCACACTTCTCATTGTGGGAAAGGTGTTACGCATTAGGCGAAACGATATCAATCGTAGAACACGATAATATTTGTATAGGTGATTATACCATAGACTATGACTTCGATCAACCTGTTGTCATACAGTTAACTCTAGAGTCTATGATTAATCCTATTAAAGGCGTCGTACCTCATAAGAATAGAAACTATCATAATCAATATGTTATATCTGGTCCAGGAGTCCATAAGATATTCTTTCAACATCCTCATGGTGACGTTTACCTCGCTGGTAATACTGGATATACTATCACACCAAAGGCAGCAAAGATACTCATTGATGACTGTAAACGGAACGGATGGACGCAAAACGATTTACTCATAAACGATAAAATGTTCCCGTTGATGTATACTAGTCCGTCTCCTATAGAGTATCGTAGAGATATGGAACTCAGAAGTTCATCGATAAATTCGATATAAATATTGTCATACTTGGAGATATATAATGTTAACTACGAATAAGAACTTCTTACAACCTACTGGATTTCGCGTTGTCATAAACCGCGAAGAATATCCGAACCTTGAATACTTCGCTCAGTCAGTGAACCATCCAGGCGCATCTGTAAACCCTACAGAAATTAGTATTCCGAGACTATCACAACTTCCTTTACAAGGCGATAAACTCACATACACTGAATTATCCATCAATCTTATTATTGATGAAGATATGGAATCTTA